GGCTGCTTTTCTTCGTCGGAAAGGGGCCGGATAATCTGGTAATACCGATCTACGCCCGTGGCGTCCATGAGCATTCGCGTGAATTGCTGGAAATCTACCGTCTGCCCCGCCTGATTGAGTGCCCCCATGAAAGGGCCGCTCAAAAGCGTTTGGGCGACAAAGGGGAATTGCTGAGACAGCCTGTCCCGCGTCAACATCTTACTTGCCGCCTGCACGCGCACGCGCGTGGCCTGCATAAACGCTTGGGCCGAAACCTGTACATACTGTTCCTGGTCAGGATTTTTCTGGTCCCGCGTCTTTCCCGGAAGTGCGCGGCCCATTTCAGCGTGGACCCGCGTAACGCGAATGGCCTTCTGAATCAGCGGGATAATGAGGTAATCCTCAAAATTCTTGATAATCGTATACAGGCGCATTTGCGCGCCCTGCATTTGGGCGTTCACACCTGCGGCGGTCCTACCGGACGCCGCATTGGGCATGACCCCAAGGGACATGCTATTTAGGCCGGTTTTCCGATCAGCCGCCGCCTGGATAAATCCAAGTTCCTGGTAAATTCCGTTGTCACTGTCGCCGGGGGTGTAAAAGTTTACACCTTTCGGATCATCCACGCCGAATTGCGCCCCCGGTCCCCATTTTTGCTGCTGGGGCGTAACCAGGAATCCTCGCGGCACCCAGCGCGGAGGAAAAAGGTTGAGTGACTTCTGATCCAACCGGGCATTGAAAAGGGCCTCGATGTAGCGCTGGTAGCCTTCCTGGGCGTCCGCAATGCTCATGGCATGGAATCGACCGGGCCACACGTAGCAGGGCGCGAAACACAGAGGGATGAACCCATACGGGTTCTTCGAATTAAACATCACCGCTTCTCGGCCAATTACCCAGATTATTCGCTCACGCGAATAATAGACCAAAACTTCGATTTGGTTGTGGGTCGGCAAGGTACTTGCCGAAGCTGTCCATTGCGGACTGAACTGAACCCCGCGCACCGCTTCTCCGGTTTGCTTCGTGAAATCCGCCTGGGCAGACGGATACTTTTGGGCTAACTTCCACAACTGGGCATCGTCCGGGACATGCATTCGCGGGTCGTTTCGAAATGCCCGGACCTCTTCCAGAGTCATCCATCTGCGCCAAATTACACTCCTGGAGCCTTCCACGGAAGGCACCGAACAAAACGGGTCAAAGTACACATCCCGCACGTCCACTTTATAAAAGTGGGCCATTTTGTATTCGGGATCGTATTCCACGGCAACGCCACCGTTGCCGTAAAGCAGCACATCCTTTAGGGCAAGCAGAAGTTCGCCGTTAGGCGTGGTCCCGCGTTTCTCGGATGTCTTGTCAAAGGCATATTCCAAATCTCAAGCAACGTCGACGACCAATACCGTGAAGGTATGGTAGGCCGCACTGGTGGTTTTGATGTGTTTGAAAACACAATGATTCCTGCACATACCACAGGTACTTATGCTGGTACACCATTAACCAACGGCGCGAATCAAGGCTCTACTGGTGCTGATAATGCTTATGCTACAACATCAAGTTTGATTACTGACGGCTGGACAAGCACAAGCTTAAAAGCTGGTGACATTATCACTATTGCCGATGTTTACGAAGTTCACCCAGAAACCAAGCAAAGCACAGGCAAATTAAAGAAATTTACTGTAACTGCTGATGTTTCTGATACGGCTGGCGCAATTACTATGACAATCAGCCCTGCAATTATTGCAGGTGGTGCTTATAAAAACGTAACTGCTCTCGCTGGTGATAACAAAGCAATCACTGTTTTAGGTACTTCTGCAACGGCTTATGGTCAAAACATTGCTTTTCATAAAGACGCGTTTGCTTTCGTAACTGCCGATTTAGAAGTGCCAAACGGTGTTGATATGGCAGCGCGTGAAGTTTACGATGGCGTGTCTATGCGTTTTGTTCGCTGGTTCGATGGCGATGCAGGCGAGTTTAAATCTCGTATTGATGTTCTTTATGGATACGCACCTGTTTATCCTGAGTTGGCTGTTCGTGCCGTTCACCAATTAGCTTAACCTCTCGTTGCTCAAGGATGAGCATTATTTTAAAGGTGGCTTATGGTCACGTCCGATTTAATACGCTCCTCTTTGCGCTTAATCGGCGCGATTAGTTCAAGTGAAGCTCCCGCTGCTGATGAGTCTATGGACGCATTAGAAGCATTAAACATGATGCTTAATTCATGGGGTGCGGTTCGTTTTTTATCTAAAAATACACCTACAATTACGCATACTCTGAATGGTTCAACTTCTTACACAATTGGCAGTGGTGGTGATATTGATACCATTCGCCCAAGTGCTATTTTTACCGCTTATTACACATTAGGCGGCTTAGATTATCCCTTACAAGTTTTAGATTACAAAACATATAGCGAGATCGGTACTAAAAACATCGGGGCAATTCCTGAGTATGTTGTACTCAAGCCTGATTATCCGCTAAGTACGATTTATGTCTTTCCTGTAGGCAGTGGTGGTGTTTTAACTTTATCGGCTGTTCGTCCACAGGTTGAGTTAAATATCAATGATGATGTGCAAGATATTTATCCTCCTGAGTGGATTCGTGCCATAAAATACAATTTAGCAATAGAGATTGCACCTGAGTATGGTGTCACTGTTGCGCCTGAGATTGTGGCAATTGCTAAAGAAGCTAAAGACACAGTTATGAGGTCGATGATTAGCATCCCTAAAGCTAATTTTGACCCATTGCTTAATGATGGTTATGCCGCTGCATCACGCTCGTTTATGGCTGGGGGTGGGTTTTGAAGTTTAACTTTTTAGGTGGTCAACATAAAGGATTTAGCCCGAATCAGAACACTCAAGAAACGGTTAACATGTTTTTAGAGGTCGATTCGTCCGAAGAAAACAAACTCACCTTGTATCGTGTTGACGGTAAAAAAGACTTTATCGAACTGCCTAAAAGCCCAATTTACAACATGGCTGAGTTTAGGGGTGTGTTGTACGTTGTTGCAGGTGATAGTATTTACAAAGTTGTCGAGGCTGTAGGTGGTTATAGTTACTCGCTAATTGGTGCGGCTGACTTAACGCTTAATGTGACGATTGCCGCTAATAATGCAGGTCAGTTATGTTTTAACAGTAGTTACACTAATAAAGCCTATGTGTTAGACACTAACACAGACACACTAACACAAATAACAGACCCTGCGTTCTACGGTTCGCCTCGTGTTGATTATCTCGACGGCTATGGCGTTTTTGTTAAGCCAAACAGCCAACAGTTTTATATTTCAGCTTTAAATAATTTTAGCAGCTTTGATGCTTTAGATTTCGCAAGTGATGAAGCTGATCCTGATAACCTTGTAACATTTATCGTTGACCATCGGGAATTGATTTTATTTGGTGAGCGTGTTTCTACTGTTTGGTTTAATAGCGGTGATGCTACTTTCCCATTGTCGCGTCGTGAAGGTGCTGACATGGAAGTGGGTTGCGCGGCTGCTTTATCTGTTGCCAAACTAGATAACACTGTTTACTTTTTAGGTCGTAATGCTTACGGTCAAGGCTTAGTCTATCGCTTAAATCAGTATGTACCGCAAATTGTATCTAATCGCGGCATTGAGCAAATGATTAATACTTTTGATCGTATTGATGATGCGATTGCATACGCTTATCAAAAAAATGGCCATAGTTTTTACGTTTTAACATTCCCAACTGCTAATAAAACGATTGTTTATGATGCGTCAATTCAAGACCCCGACATGGCTTGGTCGGTTCGTGAAACTTACAATTTAGGCCGCGATAGGGCAACTTGTCACGCTTTTGCATTTAATAAGCATTTAGTCGGTGATTACTCAAGCGGTAAAATATTCGAGTTAGATGAAGATACGCATTTAGACGGTGGTTTGCCAATTGTTTGGAGTCGCACAAGTTCGCACATTGTCAGTGATTACAAGCGCATCAGGCATAAAGAAGTTGTATTAAACTTTCAAACAGGTGTCGGCTTAGAAGATGGCACAGACCCACTAATCTATTTGACTTACAG